TTAGTAAGATGATCAACTTACTCATCTTTAGCGGTGGTGAGGGAGTAAAGTAAAGTGAGTATCCGGAAAGAGGTGTTGCTGTATCCGGAAAAAGCAGCTAATATATTGGTATGCGATCGGGAATAGAAGAACTTTGCGATATGAGGACAAACATAAAGTCCTATTCTGAAGAGATGCAAAAGCTTATTCAACTTGAATGGGTGGATTTGATATATCAGGGTATTGCTAAATGTAAAATAGTGAACTGGCAATACATTCCCTATGTCCAATATGAAGATGGGTCACAATATTTCGGTAAAGTAAAGTGAGCGCGCATGGCGCAACATCGAGCTTAACGCACTGATATACAGTATATTGCGAAAGCTAACTGAAAAAAAGCACGTCGTTGCGCTAAACCATTGTCACTGCAAGCAATAAAGTTCTGGATTGATCCGCAAAAAGCCGCCATAATATGTGTATGTTAAATGATGATACGATATCGATTGAGCGAGCTGAATTAGAGCTGATTCATTTTTTTGAAGATGCTAGTGAATTGCAAATAGCTAGACTGTATGAATTTGTATTTGGTAAGAAGGTCACTTTTACTGGTGTGAAGTTTATGACTGAAAGTGAAGAGAATGAGATGATTTGTGAAGAAGAAGGACTTCTCTAATTAGAAAGGATAGATAATATGATTACGATAAACGACGAAACGATTGAGATGACAATCAACAATCATAAAGAAGCTGCTGAAGATGGTAATATGGATGCTATTGCTGAACTTGATGCTAATATGGATGAGATCAGAAAGTTATTGAATAAGATTCACTACATGAGTGATGTTAAGGCTAGTGCTGCTAGCGAATTGATTATTGAAGCGGTAGAAGACATTTACAGTTACATTAGAAAGGAATGGTAATATGAACAAGACTATTATGTTTGGAAATACTAAAATGGAATACTCTGCACCTAAAGTTAGTTACGATATTGATGATGTGTTGTATGAGATGGAAGAGACTGGACTGATTCCAGAAATGAAAGGACCTTACAATATTGTGAACGAGATGAGAAGCTATTTTGGTGAGGAGAAGTTTATGGAGTTTCTTGAATACTCTAACCGCGTCTGGGGCAACAACTTAGCTTCTTTGCGCGATATCGACGAAGAAAATTAAGCGGTCGCGCTAACTCATTGTCACTGCAAGCAATAAAGTTGTTGCCGAAACCGAATAAAGCCGCCATAATAATAGAGATGAATATGAAGAACGAATATACTAAGAAAGAACGCGCTAATCTGAATGCTAAGCATCAGTGGGGACAGAGGATGAGCTTTTTAAAAGCTATACATCGTGAACTTGAGCCAAAGAAAGCTGCATTAGAAGAAGCCAGAAAGTTTATTGGCATAGCGAATTGATTTCAGATATACTATTAACAATAAGATTAACCTTAACTAGAAAGAATATATAGAAATGAAAGCACCTAAATTAACTTGTGTCATTAGTGGTCAGAGCCGTGTTACCAGCGAGAATTACTTACGTCAGAAAGCTGATCGTCTTGGTAAGAGTGTAGAGTGGTTGTTAGAGAATTACGTTGCTAAGAATGTATGTAGTAAGCTTCGTAAAGGAGAGCCATTGATCAAGATTACCGATACTGATATTAGTGATAGCCGTCTTGCTGACCTTGTAAAGAATAATAGTAAGTGTCGTGAAGAGTTTAGCTTTATCAATGGCGTGTATACTCCTGCTAAAGCTAAAGCAGTTAAAGCACCTAAAGTAGTCGCTGTAAAAGAAGAAGTAAAAGAAGTAAAGAGTACTCTTGAAGAGGCTGTTACTAAAGCTGTAAAGAACGTTACTACTAATAAGTACGAGTGGGACCCAGTAAAAGAAACTACCGTACTTAAAACTAGTACTGAAGTACTGGACGATATGGTTAACAATAAGAACCCATTCTAATCTATAGAGAGTACGAGAGAGCTGTACTAGAGAGATCTAGATAGCAGCTCTCTCGATATCTAGAGGACTTAAGTACGAGAATCTGGTATATATAGAGTACCGGAAACCGGGTATAGAAATCCCATGGCAAAATTTTTTTTGCAAAATTTCAGTGGTTTTTGATATAAGGATTTTATATAATAAATAATGTTATGAGTAAGAGACAAACAGTAAGAGAGACAACTAAGAACGGAATTCGCACACGTAAGACAGTCACCATTACCAGGAAGCGGGTAGGGAAGAGGAAGAAGTGATATGGACAACATCCCAGAGATTATAAAGCAGACTTCTGGTATCCTGTTATCTGTATGTTTCGCTATTGCGTATTTTCCACAGATAATCAGAATGATCAGGAATAAGAGTTCAAAAGATGTATCCTTAGGGATGCTGATACTCAACCTAGTTGGTTATTCATCAGGTTTACTATATGTTACTAGTAATGATATTGCCAGGTTCTGGGTAGTAGTTAATTACACATCAGGTATAGTGATGACTATTCTCACTGTATTTTTCTGGAAGTATTATATTCGGAAAGAGATTGAGCGGTAGATATGGCGAGATTATATATTAAGGTTAGGGGCCGCCGGGTGAAAATCAGGTGCGTGCCGGTTAAGAGTGTGAAGTATATAAGTTGTAAAGTTAAGTGACAGTAGAGCCAGGTTTATAGCCTGGCTTTTTTATTTGATTTTTTCGGTTTATGTGTTATAAATATTAGGGTATGAAGAAAACATTGTTAACTATCTGTGCATTGTTTGTTAGTATTAGCATTCAGGCGCAGACTAATGAAGTCAAGAAAACTATTATTAAACCTAGTTTCTCAGTTGAAGCAGGATACACTGATACTATTATTAGTAAGGGTGTTAACTACACCGGAGAAGCTGCAAGGTATATTGGACTATCGTTGCATTCTCCAGCAGAGAATAACTTCATTCCAGTGGATTTATATGGTAATGGAATGGTTATCGCTGAAAACACTGATTCCTTCTGGAGTGTAGGTGCAGGTAAGACTCTATCTCTTGGTGGTTCTGATAAGTTCGCTCTACGTTTAGATGGTGTATATACTACTCGTAGAACTGATCTAGATGTACCACGTAATAATGAGTTAGCTGGAACAGTAGGATTGGTAACACCATTGGTTACTCCATTCGTTGGTTATACATATGATTGGAGATTAGAGCAGAATGGTCTTACATTCGGTCTAACTAAGTCGTATTCCATTGAGCTCCAGGGAGAAGAGTGGTTTACATTAGCTCCTAAGGTAGCATATCATGTCTTTGAAGACTATGAGTCTGTTGAAGCTGGAGCTAGACTTGCATTGACCAAATGGCAGTTGTCTCCATTTATCGGAGTTAATTATGTAGACAACGACTTCGATACTCAGAACTTCAATTTCGCGACTGATGAAGTTGATGGTGACGTTATCTGGACAGGTGGTTTATCTATTAACTTCTAAGTCTAAATAAACACGAATAAAGCACAAGAGCGGTGAAAGCCGCTCTTTTTTTATTGCATCTATCTGCTTTTGATCTATAATATATGTTATATGAAATGCTCATGTGGAAACGATATTGAAACTGCTCGTATTGAATTTGGTCTCAAGTCCTGTAAAGCCTGTGCTTTTCGGCGACCTGATGTAAATAGATATAAAGGTACTATGAATTGGTCGCATAAGACCGCTCCTGTTATTCAGATTATGTCATCTGAGTGTTGGTCTGAGCAGAAGAAGTATTATCAGCCTAATGGAGCTCGTAGTGCAGTTAAGAACTTTAGTAAGCACATTTGTGCATAAGGATAAATATGAATATGAACGTAAGCGAATTCGAACGAAATAAACCAACAATGACCTATCAAGCTCTTCAGAGCACGATTCGAAAATATCAATCTCTATTAGAGAAGTATCAGCATGATGGTAAAGAGCTCATCATGGAAGGTACAGATGCCAAAGCTGCTAGTATCTATAGAGACTATTTAATGGAATTGCAAAATATACAATCTTTGTTTCTTTCAGGTAGATAGTTACGATATTAGCACGCAGATCTGACCAAACATTTGAGTATTACCACCAGTGAAATTTACTCCTTGACCAGTTGATGTGTATTCCCATGTTTTAATACCTGATGTACCAGCTGCTAAATCAACATCACCAATAAAGTTTGCATAATTATACTGTGTAGTCCATATACCTTTTAATGTTGTAAAGTTTATACTAAATCCCGATACTGCTCCTCTTCCTGCATGTAGTATACCAATGGTGTCAAGTAAAACGATATCATTACTGTTATAGTTCAAAGTATTTTGCAAATAATCTGTTATTCTCGTACTTGCGGCATCAAAGGTTACATCTGGTTCGTGTTTTAACGATATTGTAGCTATATGAGTTAACGGTATTTCTTTTGATCCTTGAACTAACCTTTCGTATTCAATTTTTTGACCTGGAGAGTGCTTACCAGAGCGAGAACATATTACAGTTTTTCCATCTGGAGTGCCAAAACAATTAGTTCTTATTTTTACTTCGCTATATACTGACCCTGTACTACCATCGTTAACTACAGGTACATCGTTAACAGTTATAAGGACTCCGTCATCTGTATAACGATATTTTGCTCCCGGTCCAGGGTTTTGTCCAAAAAGACCACCCCATGACCCATAAATCTCTACATCTGAGCTAACTAAAACCGGATCTTCAACCAGGGTGATTTCGCTTTCTCCACCGCCACCGCCGCTGTTGAGAAGCGTTCCGCCTCCACCACCACCGCCACCCCAAATTGGGTCGCCATGAGGTGGTCCACCTTGACTGCCGCCACCTCCACCGCCTCCGCCGCAGCAACCACCTCGGCATACTCCTACTATAGGTTTTCTTCTACATCTGCATGTACAGCAGTCGGTTATAATAACCCCTGGCATTGGCACGAGTTTTGAAGTCGGAGGAAGCTCTCTTAAAACATCAATAGGATTACCACTACCTAATAAAGGTATATCTTCCGGCTCTGGTTCTGGAATCTCTCTTAAAATGTTAACAGGGTTACCACCACCTAATAAAGGTATATCTGGTATCTTGATTACTATGTCATCTTTTTCTACTTCATAATCACCTGGTTCAAAGAAAATAGTTCTTCTACCGTTTATGTATTTTATTAGACACTCTCCTGGGTTAAGTAGTATAGTTGCTTTTGATACAATCTTTTCAATAACTGCATCAGGCTCTGGAGTTATAGAAGTTGTTAAAATTATTTCTCTCAATTTATCAAAATAAGGAGTGACCTTAGGAACTTCGCTTCTAATCTCATCTTCTATTTTGTTTAATAAGTCTAAATCTTCAATACCTAAGTTTCTAATCTCAACATCATATGTATTAGTAACCTTTTCTGGGACTGTAAATTTGAATACTCTATCTATAGTATCTGTATAAACTCTCTGACCAACTGGTAGGGACCACACAGTATCTTTATTTACGGTATGGTAGTTTATATGAGATTTTATCTCAAAATAATCGATAGGCCGATTATACATCTTGAATCCCTTTATCTTAATATCTCTAAGAAGGTATTTACCTTTTTGTAGTAATCTACTAGCTAGGGTTAGATTATAGGGTGTACTTAAAGCTCCAACGAAAATTCCTGAACCTAGAGGATTATCTAGGCTGTATTTACCTGGAGCGAAGTGAACTCTTTGAAACTTAATTCCATTAACATATAGCTCCATGAAACCAGTCTTAGTACTAACATTAACTGCAAAATGATTATATCCGTTCTCTAGTTGAGTTATATCATAATCGATAACAGATTTTAATTTATCAAAAGCACCTGTCGAGGTAAATGCGGGTTTGGTTTTTAGTACTACTTTAAATCTATTTTTGTTTGCATTAAGTTTTTTAAGAAAGTTATAACTTGTTACAGATTTAGTTAAATTTAAGTTATTAAGATTTATAGAACCTAGGCTTTTAGTTTTAACTAAAGTGAAATTAAAATTTAGCTTATGAATTAGGGTACGATCAGATAATTTCTCTACTATTAGAATATATTTTTTATATTCTTTACCTTCGAAGTCGTATATTAAATCTATATATTTTTTGGAAGTCTTATCTAGGAAATTTAAAGTAGTGTAATCTACTAACTCTCTCGTGTTTTTTAATTTAGCAATTTTATTTTGATCATAAATTATATAAAGAAAATCTTCATCATCAATTATCAAGTTTGTTGCTGTAGTGTTATTTTGTCCACCAGTTAATTCAATAGTATTTGTACTATTGTTTATGAAACTATTTTTGTATATTAAATTGGTTTCTATTGCTTGTTGTAACGGATATTTTTGTTTGATGGTAAATTTATTACCCTGACTATCAACATCCATTTCATTACCTGTATTAATATTAGCATCTGCTTCAAAGAAAGATAACCCATCGTCTAAAGTAGAGTGAATCTTACCTCTTTTACCATACGTATTAGCGCTGACGGATTGTTGGAAAAATGTTTGATTATTTTTCGTATCGTAGAAAAATATTTTTTCTCTGGGTCCGTTGAGAGGGTTAAAAGATAGATATATTCTATCTTCTGTTAGTTCTATATCATCTATAACTAAATTCGAAACACCAGATAAATCAGTAACCTTACTTACCAAATTCGGATTACTATTATAAATGTATATAACATTATTTTCCCCTAGTAAGTAAAATTCGCTGAAATTATCTTTACGAGCAACTGCTTTGATATTTACTGGGTTGTTACCTTCTAATAATTCAATTTCATCATATACTTCAAAATCGTTATTAATTAATAATAATTTATTATCGTGAGGTAAGTATATATTAGGGGTAACTAAATCAGTATTAAATATACCAAAACCTTCTTCAAAGTAATTACCGAGTAACTGATAACCCAAAGGTTTGGAATAATCTTGCGCGCTGAGCCAAAACGAGAAACTAAAGTCTCCTTTTTTGTCAGTTATAAACCTAGCGAACTTGTCACCGTCAAAGTTAATTTCTGTATCTCTTTTTACAGTTGTTATATCTGCTGGCGCACCCTTAGATGTTAATATTTCAATATCATTTGATAAAGAATATTTTTCCAATGAAATCAAATGCTGCTCATAATCTCTTTCACCTATATGATAAAAAGCATAATCATTATTAGGTTCAAATGTTAATTTAGATTTAAGATCAAAAATATAACTAGCACTTGCTCCTACGGATGTTACTGTATCAAAAAATGATGTACCTCTTAGAGCTGTATTAAAATTCAAATAATCAGGATTATAGAATCTATCAACCCAAATTTTTTCATCTTCTTCATTACCTGATAACCAAGAACATAAGTATGTAGCGTTGACAGTTTCATCAGTAAAATAATTATTTTTTATTTTCTCTCTTCTTTTGAAAATTTTATCTGCCATTAACGGATTGTTACTAGCTATTGCTCCTAATGTTTCGAGCTTGGAGTCATTAACATTAACTCTTGTATATGGCGCTAAACTTGACGGGGTAGTAAAGTATGTTAATTTAGAAGGTTCAAATTTAACATCTTTAGTACCTATATTATAACTCAGATATAATTTATCATAACCAGTTTCCTGGTTGTTACCTGAATATATTTTCTCATAAACTCTGTTTAAGTTACTAGGTTGGGAATTATAATGATTTACTGGTACAAAAAATTCTTCTAAAGTTGCTTGGTTTTTTAAAGGTAGTAAATCTACAGATAAACTCTCATTGGTTTGAGATAAACTATAATTATTACCAAATAATAAAAAGTTATTACTTACTTGATCAACAGTGGTAGATAAATTTAAATTTACATCGTCTTTGTTATAACTTGACAAATATAAACTAAAAGTATTATTTAAATTTTTCTTATTATTGGTTATAGTGTTTCTTTTTATTTCAAACACAGAACTTGTATTAGTAGGATCAGTAGATGCTTCTGTAGCAGAAACTGTATTGCTATTAAAAATTAATTGTCGTATTTTTGAATTATCATCAAGATCATACGCTGGTATGAGTTTTATTTTACTATCATGTATAGTATACTTAAATAAATGAGCTTCGTTAGGTGGCGCCGACGCTGATAAAAATAAAGTCTCAGCAGAAGCAAAAGCAAAATAAGTATTATCATCTATTTCTTTAGTTATATAAAGATATTGATTAGTACTTAAATTAAAAGTGAAAAAATATTTTTCTTGAAAAGTATCGAAGTTTGTATCATAAGTAATAGAACTAGTAGCGTTTTCGGCTTTTGCGTAATTGTCTCCGTTTTTTATATATGTAGTAAACTTACTATCAGCAAAAAATGAATAAGGTACGTCTAACTCAACTACTGAACTCAATGATTTTAAGTCCGATAAAAAGTATGAAGTATTATAATTACTTTTTCTATCTCTCAACCCTTCGTTAATATTATATGAATTAAGAGATAATCCAAAATTGTAGTTCTCTCTAAAACCTTTGAACAATAGTTTATTATCAGCTTGGTGTGTAAGCTTTATAGGTTTAACGATGTTATTATCAAAGGTATGTATCTTCATTACGATATGGTACCTGAAACATTAGCACGAACAATAGATTTAGTACCCGAATCTCTTATTATTGTAATTTTATCACCTTCAACTAAATTTACTGATTCTACAAAACTGATAGTACCAGAACCACCTGAATTCCTGCTAGCATCGGCTGTTTGCTGAAAAATTAATTGATCGTTTTTGTAAATTTTTAATCCCACAGTACTTAGATAATTACCACCACCAGCTGCTCTTCTTGTTCCAGTTAACGTAAAACTACCTATTAGTAGTAAAGTATAGCTACCTATAGCAGTATAACTAAAATTGGTGGTAGGGGTACCTTTAACTATATGAGTATCTTCAGTTAATTCCGATCCTTTAAACTCTAAAGTAGACAAATGCAACCTTTTTGGAGTGTATATGTCTACAGGATTTTTAACAGAAACTCTAAACCCAGCTTTTGAAGTAGTGTACGTTGCTAATGTGACTTCTGAAGTACTATTTATTTGAGACACAAACTTAGATAAATCACTTGCGAGATTATTAATTGCAGCTTCCACCGAATCAACTCTCGCATCCACTCCACTTAAATCTGTTAATATTGTTTTATGATTACTTACATCAGCAGATAAACCTGATATATCTGTTGTTTGGAGATAGTCTCCACCTGAGATTTTATCAAAGAATGTAATATTATCAGTACCTATGATAAAGTCTTTAAAGTCAATAAGCTTTGTGCCATCAGTTGTTTCAAGTAATACAAAGTCACCAATTTTTATTTCTTTAGCTATATCTAAGTCTTGTATATTAATAATTTCGTCTTCCAAAGCCATATAATTATTTATCCTTACTAATAGTTTATGTATGCTGTTAAAGTGCTACAAGAACTACATATTAATGTATCACACGCATCAATATCAAACAAATCAATAAAAAAGTAGCTACCAGATAATGATACTGTTGTATCATCAAAATAATGGTACAATCTTATATTATCGATATCATACTCCATACCATAAGATGTTTCTGCGGACAGTACTTTAGTGCCTAAAGGGTCTATGATAGGTATGCTTATACTTTTTACCTGCTCGAGACTATTAGGATGCCATACTAAAAATCCTGAAGTGTGAAAAAATGTAGTGTTAGGTATTGCAGGTGCATATACAGCTGAACCTCCTTGATACTCTGTGACTGCAGTCACTGAGGGTACTCGAGTTCTAAATTTTATTTTCACTAACTCGCTGTTGTTACCTGACCTTATAGCTAAGGCTTTTGCTGGTCTATCTGAATTATAAAAAATAGTACTATAATTAAATGATATTTCAGCTGAAATAGATTCAAAAACATTACTAATTATCTCGGGATTGAAACCAACATTCAAAACTTCATTACTTATGGTATCTAATTCTATATTATTTAAACCTGTTATCCCAAAATCATCTGTATTAAAGGTTAACAATAAATTATTATTTAAACTATCATTAGTGACTAAATCGGTTTTTATTAAATTTATATCTGTATAAGTGTCTAAGGTAGCAGAAGTAATTGAAACAGTTACAGTATGTATATCTTCAATACCGTCATCCCTTAGCATAGTGAAAGTTATAGGTTTATCTACAGCTGATAAAGGCTCGCTTTCAATTATTTTTTCAAAACTATTTGAACTTATAGATGATACATCTGAAGTTGTCAGACTTCTATATATAACATCTGAAGTAACGTCAGGGTAATTCACATAAACTTTATTTATACCAGAATATTGTTGATCTAAACCACTCAAGGCAAACGTAAAAATGTTCGTACCAGATACGTTTACAGTTTCAGACGTTGTCGATGAACTAGTCTGGGCTTGAGTGTTATTTATTGTATGGGTATATGATCTCATTTTACATTAGCATTCACAACAACTGTAAGATGTTGTAGTATTACAAATATCACATGTACATGTATTTTCTGTTTCTGATGTTCCTCCTACGTTTACACTTCCAGTAGTCTCCAAGCCATATTGAGATTCAATAAAACTTTCATTATTATTACTTGTTATTATTTTAGGCTGGAATGGTGTTTGAGTATTAGTGCCAGATACTTTAAATTTTTTCAATTCAAAATTAGAAGATTTTTCTGAAGTGTTAAATGATAGGCCTGCCTTTAAAAATTTAGGTATACTTTGAAAATAATTAGCTAAATTAACTTCATGTAATAATGAATATGTATTTGAATTTTCCTTACCAAATATTTTTAATTTCGTTCCTCTATTAGATATTTCAATTCTTATATCTTTATCTGGCGCATCCGCTCTTGTGGCTACATCATCGTGCATTTTAAACGTAGCTGGGTTGAGGGTTGCCGTTTTATCTAATAGTTTGTAATCATTCTCAAAACCACCTCTTATCGCAATCGAGCTCGCGACTTGAGTTAACGTCGAACCATCGTAACTCGGTGGTAACCCATAACTACTATCTCCAAAAGATCCTTCTATATCGAAACAAATTCCAATAAATCCTTTAGCTTTAATTCCTGCTAACCTATATATTAAACTACTAGGCTCGAGTTTAGTAGCTGAAGCTGGTGCGTATCCCATTGATGGACCATAGCCGTTTAAGCTTAATTCTCTAATATCCGGATCTTCTAAAACTTCAAATGAACTTAGCCCCTGTATTTCTACACTCGTGGTACCAATACCAACATCTACTGTCTCTGAAGTAGGCTCATATAAGAATATACAAAAACCAGATCCAGGACCAGGGGAAGTACCGGTATTTACTTTTCTATAATATGGAGCTGAGTCATTATAAATATCATGGTTGAGTAAATTCTGATTAGTTAAGCTGTAACTTTTGCAGGTGAGATCTATCCTTATAATTTCTTCTGTATTCAACGCCGGGGCAGATCTCTTTTGAGTAATGAAACCACCAGCCCATGTCAATGGTAAAGTTGCGTTACCAGTTACTTCTGTTACAGTAGTAGCATATGGACTTGCAGCAAATTTTAAATAATTTTCAAAATGAAAAGGTTTGAATTGATAATTAGGCGGTACCTCATCTTGTTGTATGCCAAAATAAATACCAAAGCTACTATCAAAGCCAGTTGTATCATTACCTTTAATTACATAGTCCGGATGCAAATATCCATCCTCAAATGTATACTTATATGTATAATTTTTCTCTTCTGGTACTATTGCATGAGCACCAAGAAGCTCCATTTGATTGTCTAGGTATTTAAAATTGTATGTAAAAATGGATACGTTATTATCATTGTATTTACCTAGAAAAGATATATTGTAGAGATCTGTTTTATTATTGAAAGTGATTATGGGTTTTGTTATTTCACCTATTTCTATATCTGCGCTAGTCTGAGCAACTGTGGAGTAGAAAAACTTTTCTGTACTTAAAGCTGAAAGAGTCAGACTCATGTCAGCAGATATAGATGAAACTGCTGATGATGGTGGGTATAAAAAGTCTTTTTTATTAGTCTTTCTATCAATTTTATGTATTAAAGGAAATATAGAGATTAAATCTCCCTTACATGGTTTAAGTCCATCTGCAGATACAGATGTAACAGTACAAACTAATAAATCATTTGTACTTTCTATAAACCAATAATCTGATTGTTTACTTTCAAACATCTTTAAATTTATTTATTAATAATTGATATTGATGGTGCTGCTATAGTGAATCCAGTTTCATCATAGTTATATTTTTCTGTAAAAGTGGAACTTGATAATTGAATAAATATAGTATTACCTATAATATCCATATTTAAAATTTCATCTGCAGAAATCCCGCTCTGCGCAGCTGTAGGTAATTTCGCGAATACTCCGCTCATTCTTTCGTATAAAGTGTAAACTTTTTGAGAGGTAATATCTCGTATGTAAACTTTACCCGGTGTTGTATAATTTTCGTTATACAGAGGTACAGCCGATGTAGATGGTTCGTCTGTAGCATTGCTAATATAAACTGTATTATACGGTGATACTGCGGTATTATTATAATATGGTATATTAAATTTAGAAAACTCGTTACCTATAAATTCATTTGATCTACAAGGGTGATTAGCAAACGGACCACCATCGACTAAGTCATCTCCTGATATAACATCACATGAAGAAGTACTCAAAGGGGCGAAAAAGGATGAAATGCTTACTGCTGTTGAATCAAACGTAGCTTCACATCCAGAGTTATCATTGAAAAGGACTGTATCATATATAGATGTAAGGCTAGTAAACGTAGTTGGATCAGCTGCGGATATAGCGCTCAACAAACCATCAAAGTATAATGCATCGTAACTTTCACATGTTTCATTACTACTACCTGAACTAGATGACGAGCTTTGGCTTGATGCTTTTCTTTTAGGTCTGGTATCTTTTAAAAGAATAAATTCATTACCATAAACATCGCTTCTCACCTGAGTATTGGTTGAGTTAAGAATTAATAAATCATTAAATCTTTCTGTCTCAGGATATAAATTTAAGCTATATCTTTCATATACGTCTTTGTTCTTCCATACAATTTGACCATCTCCTTCCCAAAAACTTATTTCATCAGTTACCTTATTTATACCGTTAGGAGTATACTGTAAACTGTTTTCTTTAGATTGATAACCAGTGCCTTTTAAAGCCGAGTTATCATTAACATTAATGCTTACATTTTCATTATTTTTTATCCAACTATTATCTGCGTTATAGTTTATAGGTACTGATCTTTTTACACTAGAAATTCCTAAGCCTATCCCTGATTGAATTCTAGATGGGTCTGGAACAACAAACTCTCCGCTTAAAGCTGATAAATTAACATTATAGGTTAAGTTTTTTGACAACGCTATAGCTAGACCTGCATTATTATAACTAAGTTGAAATGGTAAGAGATCTTCTCTTATCTTTGTACCGTAATCCTTTGCTACGACTGGATTGTAGTACCTATACAAATTTGAAAAGGGTTTATCTGCTTCAAAAATTTTATTTAAGGTATAGTTTTCATTCGTTCCTGATAATAGAAATAAGTCAGTACTTAAGTATTTTTCTTTCAAACCTGAAAAAAGGTTTATGTTTAAATTTTCTAACTTTTTATTTTCTCCGGCAAAATACCTTTCCGGTAGTTTCTCCCAATCAGTATAGGTTTTATTAATTACTAATTTAACCTTTTTAGATGTTTGTAGATATTTTTTATTTTTTGAGTTGATTTGTAACGCTTGTATTGTATTTTTAGATAATTCCTTAACACTCTTTTTTAAATCAACTTTATTATCATAATAAGGGGCTAAATCAGAATCTATTAAATTAGGAGATTTAGTTGCATATCTATTGAAGAATATTTTTAATCTGCTACTTAACTTAGATTTATTTATTTTTACTTTTTTAGTACCTATATTAGCGTAAAAATCTGGTTGTAAAACGAGTCTTAATAAATGAGCTTTGAGATATTTTTCTATACCAAGCTTTGAGCTTTTTAAATTATTTTTAGGTACATTAAATCTAAGCTCTTCTCTGTAATCTTTTAATCTATTAAACTCTCTAGTTATACTTTCACTAAAATAATGTACAGCTAAGTCAACTTCATACGGGTCATCATAATCCAATTGATTAATAAAATTTTGTATATCAGTCGATAAATTATCTAGATTTATGTTTTTTAGAAAGTCTTTGTAAATTTCAAACGTATAATTATTATCAGTTACTTGCTTTTGTGTTTTAAATTTCTTCCAGTCAACTAGATAAGAGTTATATTCTTCAATTATTTCATTGGGATTATTTAAATCTCTATAATAATCTTTGTACTGTTTAAAAGTATATGGTTTTATTGTATCTAAGTTTATCATTTAGTTAAACCCTCTCTTAATCTTTTATCAACTGATAAATAAAAATTTTGTTGATTTGCTGACAGACTTGCAACATCTCTAATTTCGTTCAATGCGTTTGTGTCATCTATAACATTATTTTCCTTCGTGTTAGTGTAATTTGTAACATACGGAAAAAAATCATATATCGTATCCAAATCAGAACCATTAGCTGTCGAATCCAATGGCCATCCCCATGTGGAATTAGCGCACATATTATAATTACTCAAAGGATATTGACTTGTAGTAGCACCAGCCTCTATAGTTGATGTAGGTACGTTCATAGGCTCTATCAAAATATATTTGTTACCAAATTTTTGTCTTGCTACGAAATTAGTACCAGCAGTTACAGTATATGAAGTAGTTGTGATAGGATTATCAAAATCAATGTTTACTCCTAAAGTAGAATTACTCGAAAATTGAGTATCGAAATTTTCTCCAAACTTTTCAAAATCTCCAAATAATTTTTTATATTGTATAGTATATGTATCAAATAATCTTTTTACTTTCGGTGGAGCAGTGGTAATAGTAAAGTTAGGATCGTCATCAAAAATTTTATAGAATTTTTTCAGTACATCTAAATTACATAAATCTATGTCATTTATATTGTTATTAAAGTTTTGTATCTTCTCGTAGATCTGTTTACCGTATGTATTAGGATCACTTGTAACATTACCGGTTATGTTACCTATTAACTGTCTAAATAAAGTCCCGTAGTCATGCATGAACTCTTGAAACCTATAACTAGCTATGGTTTCAGACATATCAAAGTCTTCTCCTAATTTATATTCAACTGGACCTTGAATGCTCTCTACTCTAAAAGCATACTCCCCTGTAAGAGGACTAGATGTTAAACCGTTAACTAAAGTCGGCCTTGCACTAACTCTTACTACTGTAGTAGTTTGACCTGATAAAACCGGAGTAACATTTATGTACCCAAAAGAACTCAAATAAGTACTACTCAAAGAAGTATTGTACGGGTATTTATTAGTACTTACACTACTTATATTTGATGTTAAGTTGTAACCAGATCTGTTTGCTGGATCTCCGGTCAGACCTATCATTTCTGCCTTAAATGTATTAGAATCGTTATCATCAAACCCCGAAGCACTTAAATAAAATTCAGGGTAATATTTAAAAATATTATTATTATCATCACCGGCTGCAAAGAATATTTGAAAAGGTTTTTCTAAACGTTTTAAGCCCGGTAAAGGCATATCTCTATGACCGGTACTAGTAAGTATTAATTTTGTTGGCTCTACCTTATTGCATCTTATGTTTAACAAACCAACGTTACTTTCCATGAAATTTAACTTTGATAAGTTTATATCTGTCTCAATTTGATTAACATAGAAGTCAGGTAATTTATGATTTGAAGTATCCAGCGCTGCAACTAAATTAACTTCTCCAGGACTATCATCAAAATAATAAATATCCGCTTTACCTTGAGCCCATAATAACTTTGCACCAGATGCTTCTGCGGAAGTCAAAACCGGTGTATTATTTGAGTCTAGTACATAATATTGTGGCTCTAATAACGCTATGGTTTTATTATCTCTTACAACTTTCGAACCTATCCTATTATAAAATGACCAATAGGGTAGTAAATGGGAGTATTTGTAGTTAACATCATATGGTTTACTGTTACTACCACTCGAGGTAAAGTAAACTGTATTGCCAGTTGGGTTATAATCTTGCCAGGTAGTTTGAATTGCAACCTCTACTTTATTCGTAGAATTACCAGAGTTAATATCAAATACTCCTGCTTTAATTTGCTTTGAAGAAATTCCATTAGCTAAGGTAACTCTAGTTTTTTTATAATTAAAAACACTTACTGTTTCAGTTAGGGTATTTAAATATGTTTCCCCACTTGAGTCATACATATGTAAATTAACTGTATACTGACCAGGGTGATCATATATATGCGTACTTTGGTAGGGTGTATCAGCGCTTAGAGTATAACCATCTCCAAAGTCCCAAACTACCTTAACCTGGCTTAAGTCTGAGGGAAAATATGTAGCAAACGAACCAGTTGCTTCAACGGTAAAAGTAAATTCAGAAATCCTAGTATAACCCGACATATTAGGAGTTACTGTTATTGGAGCAGATAGTTTCCTTATACTTTCAGAAGATATGTAATTATTAATTGCCATTAATATTCAACAGATTTAGATTTAGTAATAGGTGTTACTGTAATTTTATTTTTTATTTGTTCTATATCCTCTATATAAGGTATTTGAAAATATTTAAGTTTTAAGTTAGAATCTATTAATTTAACATCTCTGCCATTATATATTGGATTATATAAGCTGAGACTCAAACTATCTTTACGTACATTATCTCTAACTGTATAAAATCCATCTACCCCGGGTATACTTAAAATATCAGAATTTAACTTTTGCATATCTATTATTTGCCCTAGAGTAGAATTAGAAAAATAATCTTGTAATATTTTTACTACTTTGTTTTTTATTGTATCATCATTAGAGATGGTATTATTATTTCTTAGTATAACCAAACTAGAATTATCTTTGTATTCAACTTTATTCGGTTCGTTAGCATTCTTCACTGCTATATCAACTGCTAGATATACAGGATCAAGGAAACAAACTTCTCCGTTTAGTAGTTTATATTTTCTTAATTCAAATAAAATCTCATTCTTTAAGGCTGGGGTTAAGTAATTAGATCTCTTTACTATAGAATTACTCTTCTTAAACTTAGGTACTATAGTTAAATATAAATTATTAACATTAAAGCTATCAGCGTATTGAAACTGATTATATAACGCGTTTGTATAATCATGATAACTATTCAGCCCTAGATCTTCAAATAAGTATTGTTGAAAAATATCTACATAGTCTGAATTATTGGAAGCCACTACATCATAAACAAAATTACTATAATTTCTTACAACAAAGTTTTTATAATCATCCTTAGTTATAAGTTTATATTCAGAACTGAAAAACTTAGGAGCGTTGGATCTTATTTCTTCAACTGATTCTTCCTCACTATAATCGGTACTTGCTTCTTCATTAGTAACATTTATATTAACACTATCTTCTATTGTCACATAAGATAACGTAGTGTCTTTTGTATCCGCAAATATCTGATTATAGTTAGTTGTATTATATATATTGATTGTAGAGCCTGAAAAATTATTTTTAGTAATCTGACCTTCAGTACCGGAAGAGGAAATATAATATATAGCGATTTGTTCGTTTTGTACCAATCTACGACCGTTTACATTATTACCGAACTTAATTTCATAATTTTTATTATGATTAAATCTACATTCAAATGCTCTATCATTAGAATTTTTTAAGTAAAGAGAAGGTACTCTTTCGTACTCAAACCATTTGTTAGTAATTCTTTCTTTTACATAAACTTTTATACTAAAATGATCTACTATTGCTTCTGCGCCAGGAAGTAAATTAACAGTTTCGAAATTCTCTCCTACTGAAGGTATTAAAGGATATTCTTTATACTTACCTTCAAAAAATAAAGTATTATCTATCGGAGTTAATGTTTCTATCGCTCCTGAATTTACTTTTCTAAAAGTTATATCTTTAGTGGTTGAGTATGTAATACCATTCGAAGTAACAAATGAGAATTTAGGTAGAGTAAAATAACCTGTAGACAAACTTTCTGTACTCTTAAGAATCATAGGAACAATACTAGACTGTCTACCAATTGGTTTATAATCTATTAGTTTTACTATTCTATTCATATTCTCGTATAATTGAGAATCTGAGAACATACTTTCTGAACTAGTTTGGTTTAAGTAAAAAAGTAGAGTATGAAAAGAGTAAGCAATTACATCTATTATAGCATTAAGATTACTACCCTCGTAGTTTTGATCTGTAAATGTTGTCGCGCTGTTGTTATTAAGCCTATCAATTATAAGATCTCGCATACTCTGCGCATCAAAAGCAGCGTAACTGTTTTTTGGTAAATCAAATTGTGTTATTTCTTCTGGCATAATTAATTGTATGTAAATCCGTTAGATGTTAATGTACCGTTTAATTCGGTTGTTGAATTATTTAATTCAGGAATGGTAATACTGATAGTTATAATATATTCGTTATAATTCTCTCTCGCAATTATATCTACTGAATTTAGTATTACTCTAGGCTCATACAAGGGAACCTGTTCTAGAATATCATTACCTATTTCTTGAGCAGTCTCTTCTGATATGGGTTCAAATAAATATTGTCTTAGATCTAAACCAAATGCAGGGTTGAGTATTTTTTCTCCTTGCTTGGTATTGAATATGTTTGAAATTGAATTAACTATAGCTCTTAAATCATAATCGATTTTGACATCTTTATTTGATCTACCTGTATCGTTTAAATAATCTGTAGATAATTTATTTTGTAACTTAAAATCAAGATGTAGATCAGCGTACACATAGGATGTATCACCTACTTTCGAAGACTGATCAGATAAAAAATCTAAATTTATAGCCATATTAATTATTTAATAATAAAACAAAAAGCATAAATAATTAAAATGGGAAAATTTAACGAAATATACGAAGAGGTATACC